ATTTTATAGTTTTGTGGAAAGAGTTTAGCTCTAACATTCCAATTTCAATCGAATACAATATAAACTTCTAGTATGAGTAACGATAAAGAAGAGCAAAAAAGAAAAAACGAAGAAGTTGCAAGAGAGCAATGGGATAGTTGGATAGTAGACCTGCAAGACGGAGAACAACCTGAAGCTTGCAGTATTGACGATGAGGACTGTGAAGCTTGTGGCTCTTAATGAAGTCCCCTTTTAATTTTATAGTAAGACCTATTGAGGGTAAACGATACAACAACACTAAGTCTATTGGTGGTATGGAGTTTATTGTTAACACCTCAGAGGAAGAACATAAGTTCTCCAATAGGCAAGCTACAGTAGTTGAGACTCCTGTAGGGTATGACGGTCCTATAAACATAGGAGATGTTATCTTAGTGCACCATAACGTATTTAAGTTCTACAACGACATTAAGGGTAACCGTAAGAGTGGTAAAAGTTTTTTTCAAGAAGACTTATTCTTTGTAGATAACGACCAATTTTATTTATATAAGCAGGACGGAAAGTGGAATAGCCACGACAGGTTTTGTTTTATTAAGCCTATAGATGTGCTAGATAGCTTTATAGATAAGTCTTGTAAGTATGAGCCACTTATGGGTGATATGGTATATCCAAACGAGTACCTTAAGTCCCAAGGGATTGATAAAGGTGACAGGATATATTTTACTCCTGATAGCGAGTATGAATTTACAGTAGATGGCGAGACTCTTTATAGGGTGTTTGACCATCAGGTAACTATGAAGGCTTAGTATGGATTCTACAGAATTAAGGAAAGAAATTATAGAGGCAGGATATAAGGCTGTTAAGCAACTAATTAAAGTTGCTAAAGAAGAGATTATAAAACCTGACCCCGAAGATGAATTGGCTGCAGACAAGTTAAAGAATGCGGCTGCATCTAAGAAGCTATCTATATTTGATGCGTTTGAAATACTTAAGCGTATTGATAATGAGAAAGATAACATTAAGTTAGAGTCTCAAGGACCTAACAGAACTGATACCAAGCAAGGATTTGCAGAGCGAAGGTCAAAATAATCTATACAGAGTAGTCGATGGCTACATTCCAAAGGGACCACTTTCTAAAAAGAATAGTGGACGTAGTTGGTTATATGGTTATAACGAGCAATACGACTTTGTTAATATATCTAAGACCGGAGAGGTTGGTGATATAGTAGAGATATCAGGACTTAAGATAGGACTACCCCCTAGACCAAAGCTTACCCCACAAAGACATAAAACAAAATCTCTACAGTATTGGGAGAGAGAAGAGTTCCCAAAAGAACTTAAAAAAATATCATCTATATTCCAATGGAACGAAATGCCTACCAACTTTAAGGATAGGTGGGTTGATTATATTGAGGCTGAGTTCGATAGAAGGGAGGAAGGGTATTGGTTTATGAATCAAGGAGAGCCTACTTACGTTACAGGCTCACACTATATGTATCTTCAGTGGACGAGTATTGATATAGGTTACCCTGACTACCGTGAGGCTAACAGAGTATTCTTTATCTTTTGGGAAGCGTGTAAAGCAGATAAGCGTTCGTTTGGAATGACTTACCTAAAGATTAGACGTTCAGGTTTTTCTTTTATGGGTTCATCGGAGGCTGTAAACTCAGGAACACTAGCAAAAGACGCTAGGGTAGGTATACTATCTAAGACAGGTTCTGATGCCAAGAAGATGTTTACGGATAAGGTTGTTCCAATATCGAACAGGTTGCCTTTTTTCTTCAAGCCTATACAAGACGGTATGGATAAGCCTAAGACTGAGTTAGCATTTAGGATTCCTGCATCTAAGATTACAAAAAAGAATATGCACGAGGTCGCTGCAGATGAACTTGAAGGGTTAGATACCACAATAGATTGGAAGAACACTGACGACAACTCTTATGATGGTGAGAAGCTATTACTTCTTGTACACGATGAGAGTGGAAAGTGGATTAAGCCAAACAACATACTAAACAATTGGCGTGTTACTAAGACGTGTTTACGTTTAGGTAGCAAGATTATAGGTAAGTGTATGATGGGTTCAACCTCAAATGCCTTATCAAAGGGTGGTAGTAACTACAAGAAGTTATACGAAGACTCAGATGTAACTAACAGAAATGCTAACGGTCAAACCAAGAGTGGTATGTACTCTTTATTTATTCCAATGGAATGGAATATGGAGGGGTTTATAGATAGATACGGGATGCCTGTATTTCATAAACCTGCTAACCCTATACTTGGAGTTGACGAGGAAATGATTTCTAATGGAGCTGTGGACTATTGGAATGCAGAAGTTGATTCACTTAAGAGTGACGCTGATGCGTTGAATGAATTTTACAGACAGTTCCCACGTACTGAGTCTCACGCATTTAGAGATGAGAGTAAGTCTTCATTATTTAACCTTACTAAGATATACCAACAGATTGACTACAACGATTCAACAATAAAAGAGCACTACACTACGCAGGGGTCTTTTCATTGGAAGGATGGTCAGAAAGATACTGAGGTTATATTTAGCCCTGACACAAGAGGGCGGTTCTTAGTTAGTTGGGTTCCTAGTAAGTCACTACAGAACAACGTAATAACAAAACGAGGGATGAAGTATCCGGGCAACGAGCATATAGGTTCGTTCGGTTGTGATTCATATGACATATCAGGAACTGTTGGTGGTAAAGGGTCTAATGGTTCTCTACACGGGCTTACTAAGTTTAATATGGATGACGCACCTAGTAGTGAGTTTTTCTTGGAGTATATCGCAAGACCTCAGACGGCAGAGATATTCTTTGAGGAGGTTCTTATGGCGTGTATATTCTACGGGATGCCAATACTATGCGAGAACAACAAGCCTAGGTTGCTGTACCACTTCAAGAATAGAGGGTACAGAGGTTATTCTATGAACAGACCTGACAAGCAGTTTAATAAACTATCAAAGACTGAGAAGGAATTAGGAGGAATCCCTAACTCATCAGAGGATGTAAAGCAATCACACGCATCAGCTATTGAGTCGTACATTGAAAAGCATATAGGCTTGGATATGAGTGGTGCTTATAGGGACTCTGATGATATGGGTACAATGCCATTCCCCAAGACTCTAGAGGATTGGGCTAGGTTTGATATTAACAACAGAACTAAGTTTGATGCTTCTATAAGTTCAGGTCTAGCTATAATGGCAAACCAAAAGCACGTCTACCTTCCCGAGCAAAAACAATCGAAAATTAGTATTACCTTTGGCAAGTATAACAACAAGGGGTCAATCAGTGAATTTTTAAAATAGATGAAAGAGGTAAATATAAATATTACGGCTGCAGGTTTTCCAAGTCAATTTGTTTCTGATGCTGAAAAAGCAACAGATGAGTTTGGTTTGCAAATCGGACAAGCCATTCAATACGAGTGGTTTAAGAAAGATTCTAGCTCGTGTAAGTTTTACGACCAACAAAGAGAATTTAGAAGACTACGTCTATACGCAAGAGGTGAACAATCTATTGCTAAGTATAAGAATGAGTTAGCTGTTGATGGTGATTTATCTTACCTTAATTTAGATTGGACACCTGTCCCTATACTACCTAAGTTTGTAGACATCGTTGTTAACGGTATGTCTAGCAGACTGTTCAAGGTAAATGCTTACGCTGAGGATTCTATGTCTCTATCAAAGAGAAGTAAGTATCAGGATATGATACAGGGTCAGATGGCGGCTAAAGAGGTTCTTACAACTATACAGGATAACACAGGGATGAATCCATTTACGATGGACCCTAATGACTTACCTGAGAATGACGAAGAGCTTTCGTTATATATGAACTTAAATTATAAGCCTGCAATTGAGATAGCTGAAGAAGAAGCTATTAACACGTTGTTTGCTTCAAATAAATATGTAGACCTTCGTAAAAGATTTGACTATGACCTTACGGTTCTAGGAATTGGTGTGGCAAAACACGAGTTCTTACCGGGTTCAGGAGTGAAAATCAGTTATGTAGACCCTGCGAATGTAGTATACAGTTACACAGAAGACCCTCACTTTAAGGATTGCTTTTATTGGGGAGAGATTAAGACGTTACCTATAATAGAGCTAATGAAGATTGACCCTTCGTTAACGAACGAGGATTTACAGGAAATATCTAAGTATAGTCAAAGTTGGTATGACCACTATAACTCTGCTCAGATGTTTCAAGATAATATATTCTCTAAAGACTCTGCTACAGTACTGTACTTTAATTACAAGACCACTAAAAAAATTGTATACAAGAAGAAAGTATACGAGAACGGTGGCTCTAAGATGATTGAGAAGGATGACCAATTCAATCCACCTGAAGAGATGATGGATGAAGGTAACTTCGAGAAAGTTGAGAAGACTATTGATGTGTGGTACGATGGCGTTATGGTTATGGGTACTAACATTATACTTAAGTGGGAATTAGCAGAGAATATGGTTCGACCTAAGTCTGCTAGTCAGTATGCTATACCAAATTATGTAGCTGTTGCACCAAGAATGTATAAGGGTGTGATTGAATCTTTAGTTAGAAGGATGATTCCTTTTGCTGATTTAATTCAGATGACACACTTAAAGCTACAGCAAGTTATATCTAAGGTTGTACCGGACGGTGTATTTATAGATGCTGACGGTTTAAACGAGGTTGATTTAGGTACAGGGCAGGCTTACAATCCTGAGGATGCATTAAGGTTATACTTCCAAACGGGTAGTGTAATTGGTAGAAGCTATACGCAGGAAGGTGACTACAATCAAGGTAAAGTACCTATCACGCAGTTAACGTCAAGCTCAGGGGCTAGTAAGACTCAAATGCTTATCGGTAACTATAATCATTACTTAGGTATGATACGTGCTGTAACAGGCTTAAATGAAGCGAGAGACGGTTCTACTCCTGACCCTAATTCTTTGGTTGGTGTAAATAAGTTGGCTGCATTAAATTCTAACACAGCTACAAGACATATACTAGACGCAAGTTTATTTATATATAGAAGTTTAGCAGAGGCTTTAACGTACAGAATATCTGACGTTTTGCAGTACGCTGACTTTAAGGATGAGTTTGCTAATCAGATAGGTAAGTACAACGTGTCTATACTTCAAGACGTAAATGACTTGTATATATACGACTTTGGAATCTTTATTGAAGTATCTCCTGACGAAGAAGAAAAGGCACAGCTAGAGCAAAATATTCAGATGGCTCTTTCTAAGGGCGATATAAATCTAGAGGATGCAATTGATATTAGAGAACTTAGAAATCTTAAGGTTGCTAATCAACTACTTAAGGTTAAACGTGTTAAGAAACAGGAGCGAGATGAGAAGATGGCTATGCAGCAGCAAGCTATTACAGCTCAGCAGCAGATTAAATCTCAACAACTCGCAGCTCAGACGGCTATGCAAAAGATACAAGCTGAGACTCAAGCCAAGATGCAGATTAAGCAAGCAGAGGTTGCGTTTGACATCGAGAAGATGAACAACGAGGCTCAGTTAAAGGCTGTACTTATGGATAAGGAGTTTGACTTTAATATGCGTCTTAGAGATATATCTGAGAATGCATTACAGGGTAGAGAGACTCAACGTGAGGATGCTAAGAGTGCACGTATAAGTCAGCAAAACACAGAGCAGAGTAAATTAATAACACAGAGAAAGAATAATTTACCTCCGCAAACCTTTGAATCTAACGAGGATAGCTTAGATGGGTTCGACTTATCAGAGTTTTCACCTAGATAAATCGTATTAATTAATTGTTTAACTTTGCATAAAATCAAATCAAATGGATATTAAAGTAAGAGCACTCGATGATGTAGAACTAAAATCTGCAGCACAAGTTGAAGAAGAGTTACTTCAAAAGCACGAAGATAAATTCGAAGAACAGGTTGTAGTCGAACAACCACAAGAAGAGGTACAAGGGTTAACCGAAGACCAAGTTCTTTCACATATTAAAGAAAGATACAATAAGGAGTTTACATCAGTGGATGACATCTTTGCAGAGCGTGAGGCTCAAGAAGAATTGCCTGAGGATGTTGCTGCTTATTTTAAGTATAAAAAAGAAACAGGTCGTGGAATTAATGATTACGTTAAATTACAACGTGATTTTGATGAAGCAAATCCTGAAGCTTTGCTACGAGATTACCTTAAGACTACGGAGACAGCTCTTGACGATGACGACATAGATTCGTTAATGGATGAGTACTCCTACGATGAGGACTTGGATGACGAGTCAGATATTAAGAAAATCAAAGTAGCAAAGAAAAAAGCTATTGCTAAAGCTAAGAACTATTTCGAAAAGGAAAAAGAGATGTACAAGCAGCCCCTTGAGTCAAGGTCGGATGCTATCCCTGAAGCCGATAAGGAGCAGTACAATGCGTACAAGCAATATTTAAGTGAGGCTGCAACGCAGCAAGAGGAGACTAAACGAAAGTCTGAGTGGTTTACACAGAAGACTGACGAAGTTTTTAACAATGATTTCAAAGGTTTTGATTTCAACATTGGAGAAGACAAAGTTACGTATAGTCCGGGTAACGCAGAAGATACCAAGAAGGCACAACTATCACCTATGAACTTTGTTAACAAGTACTTAGATGATAAAGGTCTTATGAAGGACGCTGAGGGTTACCATAAAGCGTTAGCAGTTGCAATGAACCCTGAGAAGTTTGCTCAGTATTTTTATGAGCAGGGTAAGTCGAATGCAACAGAGGATGTTATGAGAAAGACTAAGAACATTAATATGACAACTCGTAACACACCTGAAGTATCGTCTAAATCAGGGACACAGTTTAAGTCTTTAGGAAACGACTCAGGTCGTGGTTTAAAGATTAGAAGTATTAAAAGAAAATAAATTTTAAAAACTAGAAAAAATGGCAGGTTCAGTAAATGGAACTCCGGGATTTGACTTACAGCCAAGTTCGGAACAAGTTGCTTTAAGTAGCAATTATATTACAAATTTTGATTTCTTAAATCAGTATCTACCTGATACTTACGAGAGAGAATTTGAGCGTTAT